CTCTGGTCTCGTGGGCTCGGAGATGTGTATAAGAGACAGATATTATACTACATTATATATTATTTGTACAGTCTAAGCATCTAGCCTGATTTGAACATAATTTTCGGCAGAAGAAATCATAATTGGGCTTATACCCCATCTCCCATTGATCAATGTCCGTGATATCTAGCATATTAATTTCATCCACTGTATCCTTAACATATTCTTTTAAATCTGCAATCAACTCATCATCATAAACAATTTCCACCATACCTTCTTCAAAATCATGGAAGATACTTAAATTATTCCTTTCTACAAGCTTTTTACCTTGTATAGCATATTTCAACATATCAAAGTATAATTTAATTTTCAGGGATGGGTATTTATTTTGTAGTGCAAATGCATAAAGTGATAATTGCCTTCTTTTTTTTAACATGTCTTTCTTAGAAAACTTACTACTTGTTTTAAGGTCAATAATATATAGCTCTCCATTAAGTATGTAACATAAATCTATGTATCCACGAACAATTGACCCTTCTATCTCTACCTCAAAATATTCCTCTATCTTAATATCGTCTGCTTTAGTGGGAGAAAAGTTCTCTAAGAAGTGAATAATACATTCGCTATAATTATTTTTAACCTTGTCACTAATCCATTCTAACCCTAATAATTCAGTGTCATCTAGAGCTTCTTTAAACTTAATTAAAGTAGACTCATTAGTTTCCTTGCCTTCAATGATACCTTGGCATAATTCATGGCATACCGTTCCCAAAAATGAATATATGTTTTCCCCACCACGTTCTTTTAAACCATATGTATAATAATAACCCCTCTTACAATTATGAAAACTATCTAAACGAGAAAAAGAATATTTAATAACCTCGCTCAACTAATCACACCCATTCTACAAAATTATTTTTTAACTCTAAAAACTTTTTTTTGCCCAAGTCTGTCGGACTCATCTTTGATCCCTTTGGAAGTACCTTATTTTTTCTATCTATTATGTATCCTATTTTAATGTCAAAGAACTTAATCATTGATTTAACTTTTTCAATCTGCTTTAGAATAATTTCTTCATCCAATCCTTCATCATAGCAAAATGTAATCTTCTTTGGATTAAGATTTATTATATGTATTATTTGAGGTGTATGGATTGAGTTACCACCTAACGCTAATCCTGTATATATCTCCATGCTATCTAACTGCATAGGGAATTTTTCTGATTCACCAATAAATAGTTCCTCACAACCTTGAAGATATTGATAGTTTTCTATGTATCCATATAATGTTTGTGATTTAGGATGTGGTATAACTGGAAACCACTTTAAATTTTCATCTTCCTTATAATCACCTATGTATCTTCCAGTAATACCAACTAGAGAACAATCAAAGCTCCACCAAGGGCATGTAATCCTTTGGGATATAACATCTAACCCAATCTTGAACTTCTTCTGAGTCTCTACTAATATTCCATCAGCAATGAATTTATTATTAAATTTATTAAGATATGGTTCAATAATATTATCATTATATGTTTTTAGTTCTATTGTTGATGCCTTTTTTACTTTGATATTGTCATAAAAACCACCAAAAATAGATTTCTTCTTGGTGAAAACGGATAAGTGTTCAATTCCTAGTTCTTTTTTAACTGTATTTATTACGTCCCTGAAATTTACTCTCTTACTTTGGATAATAAACTTAAAGAAATCGCAATTTACATCACGCCCAAAGTCGGTAACATACAAATTATCATTATTAACTAGCTTAATTCTGATAGAGTTTTTATTAGTATCTTCCTCTATTCCACATCGTATCTCAGTTGACCTAACATCTACATTACAAAATCCATATTCCTCAAGAATATTCTCAATATGTTGTGGATTTTCTAGGAGTTTAGTTTTCAATTCCGACAACATATTGATATCTCCTCTCTTTCTTAGACTCCTATCCTGCCATGTCTAACCCTTGCGTAAGCTGATTCTGTGAATGTACCTGTATTACCATGAAATTTCATAAGCATTGCAATTCCTGTGTCACTAGAACACTCACCATTTCTGTTCTTTTCAAAAAATAACATCCTATATACTGCTGTTTCATCAACTTGATATTCTTCTTCACACCATTTCCCTGCAATTTTTACTCTCTTGAATGGCCTACAATAGTATTTTTTATTTTCCTTGTCTAGTTCGTCAGCAAATACTGGCCTCAATAATAATAATGTTTCAAGAATTTCTTTAATCTGTTTTGATTGAGATAAGGTAGATGCATCTAAAAACAATGTCCCAAATAGTGCTTGTGCTAATTGGATATTAGCCATCCCAACTAAATTATATTTCTTTGCTACTTTGTCTAATTCTCTGGAATCTTTAATTAATGTTAGCCAGTTTTGGTCATTTTTATCATTACTTAGTTCACTTTTAAATGTGTCATACAAGAAACTATCAAATCCTTGTGATAATGCGTATTGACGTATTTTCTTTTTAACTAAACCCATATCCGCATCTGCTATTTGAATGAACTTAAAGTGTGATCTGAACTCTTCATTCCATATTTTTTGTGCTTTCTTTATGTATAATTGATCTTCTGCTGTTAGCTCATCTTTGTTTTTCATTTTTCTTTTAGTGATTTTAAAATACAGTAGTCTTTTTGCCAATATCCATGTGATAAACTGAATCTTAAAAACTGTGCTCTTTTGCTCGTTGGTGATAATTAATATCTTTCTGCCATGAAAAGCCATACTCATAAGAATAGTACATATCATAGTAGTTTTACCTGAACTTGAAAATCCACCTAGCATATTAAGAGTTCCTTCTAGAAATCCTCCTATCTGATTTGATATGTAAGGGAAGCATTTAACATCTTCTCCTTTGACATCTTCACCACAAGAATCAAACGGGACTCCACTTTCTAATCCTTCCTGCAACTCTGCAATGAATTGGTCAGTTATTTCTAAGTCTCCTTCTTCTAAAATCTTGCTGCTACTGCCTGTAGACATTTTAGACAAGAGATTTTCATACCATTCAAGGACAGTCTCGCTATCCATCTTCCTGAATAACTTTAAAGGGATAATTTGTTTTCCATTTTCATCAATAGGTTTAAAGATATTAAATCCACCATTAAAAAGGTTAATAATGATGTTTTCACGATACAACATATCTAAATATGTATCCCAATTTTTCTCATTGATAATATCAATTAGATTTTGTATTACTCCCCATCCACCACGCTCCTGAAATCCTGCCTCAATTAATTCAGTTACGTTAGAAAGAATAGTCACTTCATCCAAAGAATTAAAACCTTTACTTCTGATATGTTTTGCTAGACTAAAATAGAATCTTCCATCTGTTGAAATAAAGTCTTTAGCCTCTAAACTAGTCTCATCTATAAGTAAAATATCACGATAAATACATGCTATGACATTACCTTCAATTGTTGCCCTACCCTCAAGAAGTTCCTCTGGGAGCTTATCACAACCTGTTAAAAATTCCTCTAAATTCGCCACTCAATCACTCCACTTCGTCCATGTATTCATCCATACTTTTTTTACGAGTTTTAGACTTATATCTTACTGGAACTACTTCAGCATCCGTTTGCCTAACTGCAATAGGTGTGGAAACTATGTAATCTTTTAAATTGTTTTTAAGTATTGTAGAAAAATATCTAATCTTGCCATATTCATTATTAAATGACTTACTCATGAATTTTTGCAGTTCATTCATATTATCAGTAACATATGAACTTATTTTTGTATAAGGGTAAACCTTTGATATTTCACTTAGTTCTTTGCTTAATGCAGTATTAGTTATCACATATCCAAATACATCATTGATTTTAAGTATTAGAAATTTTCTGCTCTCCTTACCTTCTATAATTTTAAGATATTCTTTTTCTGTACAGTAATATTCATTTTTATTATTTACAATAACTTTGAATGCAGTATCTCTATCAATCTTTTTACCTACATGACACTTACAATGGACTAACATTTATATCACCTCTGAAAAATATAGGGAGGCCGAAACCTCCCATATTCATTTATTTAAATAATTCTAGAATCTGTTCAAATACTCTTGTTGGCAAACCTGTGTCAAACTTTGAAACACCATTCTTTTTCAGTACAGCTTTCACTTCTGCTTTTTCTTCATCAGACGCACCTTTATATTTTGAGGTGATCTTTTTAATGATTTCTTTACTCCTAGGAATATCTACAACGTCAACATCTGGTTCAACCATAGTTTCTGCCACTGCTTCTTGTGCTTGTTCTTCTTCAACTTCAGTAATCAATTCATCTACTTGCTTTTCCTTGATTACCTCAATTTCTTCAACAGTAGTTTCTCCGTGGAATTTATCATGTTGTTTCTTAATAGCTGTAAGGACAGTATCAATAAATACTGGAGCACTAAATTCAATTTTCGGTTCTATGTATTCAAAATGAGATTTTACATCAATAGCATACTCTTCATCCCTAAACACAATGACTCGTTTTTCTGATGCAATATGACCTACCTGTTTCTCCTTTTTAGAGAATGCATCTTTAACTGTTTCAAGATCATTCATTTCACGTTCGATGTATGCACACCCTACAACATTGACTTTATCTTTAATTGCTGTATAGTATTTTGCTTCCAGATTTGAAGTTAATTGCTCAAATTCAATATCTGTCATTGGATCTTTTTTGTTTTTAGTTTTCGTATGTCCAATGAAGAAAATCCCATATCCTGCGTCACGCAATTTGAATAATGTTGTAATAACAATATCTACTACTTTGTTTTCTCCTGCTTGATACCCTCCAAAAGCCTGTTTAATGGACTTAACTCGTTTATCAACTGCAACCATAGCATTAAACATTTCTAATACTTCAGCTTCAGCAAGACGGAATACTTCATCTACTGTGTCAATTGCAATTAACTTTAAGTTCTTGTAATCCACAGTTCTATAATCAACTAAATCATCAATCATTTCTGCTAAGTCGCTCCATGTTTTTGCTCTGTCGCACAATACATCACCTAAGTGTTTAGGCTCAGGTTCTTGACCAATTGTTAGGATCATAACCCCATCTTCCCCATATAAAGTTTTCCCAACTTCATATGAAAGAGTAGTTTTCCCAATTCCAGCAATTCCATTTATAAGATAACAATAACTAGCAAAATCAACTTTAACCTCTGCTCTTTTACCAACTTTTCTACGTGCCAAAATACAAAACCCCTTTTATTTTATTTAATATTATTTATTACTCTTATATATGTATCTTAATAAGGAATATCTGTGTCATCAACGTCAAAGATATCATCATCTTCAACAGTTTCAGCTTGCTCAACAACAAAATCAGAATCAGTTAATACAGTATCTTTACGACCTTTTGAATAACCCTTTGCGACATTGACAATTACCATTTCTTCAATCTTGTCACCATAAACATCTCCACCAATTTCTGCACGAATTTGGTCTAATGTGATAGCTTCCATTTCAAGTAACTCTTTCTGAAAATCACTAAGCATATCTGGTGTAATTTCCATCTTTTGAGCACCATCAATCAATCTCACTTTTAGTCCTAACTCTTTCCATGATTTATCTTTTACTGTAAATTGACTAACCATCATATCATTGAATTTCTTAGTCTTTGTATCTTCTGAATCTTTAGAAGTATCAATCACTAAAGTGACTGGTGCGGAAATCTCTTTCTTTTGATCATTGTCATAATTCATAATGAATCCATTGACAAAGTATTTTTGAGTTTTCTTTAAGAGACTATCATCTAAGCTATATTTATTAAAGAAAAGGGTAATTTGTGCGGTTGATGTTGGTACAGCATCTTCTTCAGCAAGATAAATCCGTGACGGAACCATCTTTTTATAATATTTTCCTTTATATTGGGTGTAAAGAATCTCTCCCATAACTTTAAACAATTTATCATGTACTTGCTCAGAAGGGATAATTTTATTCATATGCTCTGCAAAATCTGATTCAGCAATAAATTCATTTCGTTTACCATTACTGATTTCAAGTTCTGCTACAGCATCTTCTGTCCCTAGTTCTGTAAGCTCTTCTACAGTAAGAACTTCACCTGCTATAATTCTCTCAACAGCTTTTTCTAATTTATATCTACGACCATATTCCTCTGAGTCAACCACCATCTTTTTAAACTCTGCAACATTTTCAACTACATCTGACTTAAAACGATCTTTCCAAGGAATCTGGAGACTAATACCCTTAATCCTTTCCCCACTTTTTGATTTGCTACCCTTAGAGAAGGTATAAACTTTTCCATGTCCATCCTTAAAAAATCCACCTTTAATTTTAAGCATGTGACGATTATCTCCTGATACTGCATTGAAAGTTAATTCATGTGCCACCCAACCACTATCATATGTAGTATCCTTGTAGGGTTTAAACTTTTCAGATTCTTTTCCGATCATTAACTTGGCGATTGTTTCAAATGTATTATTAGACATGTATTTAATTCCTTCTTTCAATTAAACTATTTATTATTTAGTGTAGGATAAAATATTGAAGGTGGACTGCACATTCGCTTTACGGGAACCCAACAGTTACCGCGATTCTTCACAAGCAACTTCCTTTCTTTAAATATTTAACTCAACCTCGTATACTAAGTATATCACACCTCAACTATAAACGCAAACATAATTATATATATGTAGTAAACTAATAACTAATCAATACAGCCTTAATTTTACTAACATCAATATCCTCAATATCATTCCAATCCATAACTTCTCCATTGAAAGGTAATTCCCCATCCTCAAATTCTTCAATGTTTACATAAACACTAAATGATTGCTCTGGTTGTTGTCCATGATCTGCCTCTGTATAAATAACTGCTTCATCTGGAATATCTGATAATATTTGTTTGAGTTCTAAAACATTCATTATG